CTTGACCGTCGTGCTGGCAGCGGCCCATGCGGCGTTGCCGCGCGCGCTGAAATAAGAGTCGGCTTCTGCGATGGAGAAATAGGATTCGGCCGCTGCGTCGCCGGGGTTGCTGTTCAGACTCACGTGGTCAGATCCTTCGTCCAGAACAAGGTTTCTTTTTCCCATGGCCGTTCGGCTTCACAGAGCAGGAAGCCTGCTCGGATGAAGTTGTTGGCAGATGCAATATTTTCGAAATGACATTCGGACACGATATGCGTCCAGTCGGTCGCTGCCTTGGCCTTTTCCAGGCGAACGGTCATCAGACGTTCTTGCAGCCCGTTTCCGCGATGTGCAGGCAAAACGGCAGCGCGCTTGAAATAGCCGGTGCGCGGGAACGGATCGAACGGAACCATGCCGGCGAAGCCGACGATCTGGTGTTCAAGCTGGACAAGCCACCAAAATCCCTTTGCGAGGTGCTTTGGTTTAAGTGGCAGAAAGTCGTCAGGGAACTGTGCGTTCAACCTGTTGAGTTCGTCTGCATAGTCCGCGCCGCAAACTTCATGAATCGCGTACATCAGCGCGGATCCTGCCGAACGGCCCGGAACTGCAACTTGCCATCATCGACACGGTAGTCGACGTCATGTTGCAGGCCGCAACCACAACATTCCTCGCGTTGGTTCTTCCACGAGATGGTAACCCACTCGCCGTCATCGACATGAACCACTTTGCGACGGCGTGGCATCAATCGGCTCCTACCAGCCAATCGGGCAATTCATAATCGAAGGTGCACTCGACGTCATCCGCCGTGTGATAACTGCGGCGTTTTGAAGAGCGAGCACGTTGCTTTTGCCGGCGTCGTGCTCGCATTCGTGTGCTCCCATCAGCCGCGCGCGGCGAGCGCCTTTTCGATCTCGGCGATCGCCTGTTCCTTGTTCTCGACAGCCCGGCCGGTAACGGCAGCCGCGATCGACTTCAGACGAGAACCGTGCTCTTCGCGCCAATTCTCGGCGAGACTTTCGAGCGGATCGGCTGAACCTGGCGGAGGCGGCGGGACAGGCGGAGGCGGCGGGACAGGCGGAGGCGCGTCGTAGCGCTCATGTTTGGTTGGGTCGAAATCGGCTTCATCCAAAATGACAAATTCACCCTGGGATTCGGGGTGATTGGACTTGATCTTGATCGTTGAGGACATCTCGTCTCCGTGGTCAATAGAAGAGCGGCACCCTTGGGAGGATGCCGCTTTGTCGTCGAACTGACCTTACGCGCCGACCAGAAGGCCGATGTGGTCCTTTTTGACCGCCCACGTGCCCCACGCCAGTGCGATTTCGAACTGGATCTGGCGGTACTGCTTGTAGAGCGCCACGTCGAACGAAAGGCCCGAGATCGGGTCGGTGATCACCATGCGATCCGAGGCCGAGTCGCCACCTTCCGGGAGCGCCGGCAGGCGGGTCGCCAGGGCGATCGCCGAACGCGCGAAGAACATGTTGCGCGCGCCGGTCGCCATGACGGTGATGTTCGTGGCTGCGGCCGGAATGGCCTGACCGAGGCCCGGGGCCTGAAGCACGATGGTGCCGCCGTTCGAGGTGTCGGTGTCACCGGTCACGACCACGTACCGGCGCGGATCGCCAGCGAAGGCGACAACGTCACCTGCGATGAACGTACCGGTGCCGGCCGAGGCCAGGGTGATGGTGGTCGCACCGACCGCGTAGCCGGCATTGTTCGTGGTCGCGCTGGCGGCGGTGCCGGCGGTGACGCGCTTCACGCAGACTGGCGGATGGCCAGGCCCTGCAAGCGATCGGCGATACCGTCACGCAGCATTCGGTCGGTGCCGGCCTCGTTGACCTTGAACAGAACCGACTGCTTGCCGCGCAGGTTGGCCATGGCGCCCGTGCCGAGCACGAGCTGGAAGTCGAGACCCTGCGCACCATTCTCCTCCAGCGCGCGCAGAACGCCCGCGGAGTCGGAGAGATCGCCAGCGGTACCGAACGGATCAGAACCGGACGAACCGGCACCCCGCGACGCGGAGGTGTAGAGAGCGCCGATGTCGGACTCAACTTCGTTGGTGAGGGTGCGCATCGCCTGTGCGAACTGATCGGACAGGATCTGATTGTACTTGGCGCCGTTGTTGTCGAGGGCCAGCTTTTCCTCGCCGTTCCAGCGCACCGGAACGCGTCGGGCCTTGGAAATCGTGCCGGAGGTGTTGCCGATGGTCTGGTCGCCGTCGTTCGGCGGAGTCACGGCCGGAGTGATGTCGGACGCGGTCGAGGCCGGCGCGACATGCGACATGACGGTCTGACCGACCGCAGCGCGGGTATAGGTCATGTCCGAGGACACGGCCGGAATGAACCCAATCAGTTCGCGATTGACCTTGTCGAGCGCGTTGTAGAGGGTCGTGGTCAGATTGGTAATGGTGTTCGACATTGCAGTGTCGGTCCTTGTGTGACGCGGCTATCGCCGCAGGGTTTGCATCAGTCGACGACCGTGAAACCCGCACGAACCTTCAACGCCTGATCCGGTGGGGCCAGTGTGTTGAATTCGGCGCGGCTGATCGTCTTTCCACCGGCATCCCGCCGCGTGCCGTTCGGCTCCTTCCCGGAACCGCTGCCCGAACCTTCGAAAAGGTCGGAAAACTCTTTCTTCGCCTCTGACACGAGGTCGTCGAATGTCGCGAGGCCGCCGGAACCGTTGCCCACCATGGGTGTCTTGCCGTCCGCCTCAAAAATGCTGGCCTTGGCCTGACCGGCATCGTCGAAATCGATCTTGACGCGATCACCGATCAGTTTCGGGAGCGCCGTCATTCCGGTTGCGGTCGCCTTCGCCTTCGTCAGCGCCGTTGCCAGGCTCGTATTCAGGACCGCGCTGCGCGCCACATTCAGCGCAGCATCACGTTCCTTGGTGGCCTTGCCGACTTCTGCGTCTTTCTCTTGCTTGGCCTTGCCGAGATGCGTTGCGAGCACCTCGTCAAACTTGCCGGCCTTCAGCGCTGCTTCCTCGGCCTTCTTGCGCTCGGCTTCGAGCCGCTGTTCGATGTCTTCGGGCGAAACGCCCAACTTCTCCCAAGCGGCAATCTTGTCCTTGACCGCCTTGTTCGCGCCGCGCTCCGATTCCAGTGCCTTCTTGAGGCCGGTGACGTCGGGAACGTCGAAATCGAGAACGAACTTGCCTTCCTTTTCGACGTAGGCGCCGCGAGCGGCTTCAGGAATGGTATCGAGGGAGTCAACGACAGCAGCCAAAGGCATAAGCATCTCGCTTTTAGAACCTGCGTCCCGCAGGCAAGGCTTTGAGCGCGTGCAGGACAATCAAGCCCCACACACGCTCACAATTCCGAATGCACTACGGTGGTAGCACCATTTATGTAAATTGTCAACACATCAGGAGCGGCGCGCAGCTTTCTCGCGCAATTGCTCGGTCGTGAGTGGTCGGCCGGACTGGTCAAGCAGATCGCGGAAGCCGATCTTGCCGCGCCGCCACAGGTCGGCAACGCTGGCCCCGAGAACGGTATCCTGCCGCGCGGCCGGCTGCTTCTTTAACCAGCCTTCGAACGTAGTTTTGGCCGGAACTTGGCCGTCCATGCTTGCGCGCGTCGTTTGCGGGATTTCGTCCATGTCAATGCCGAGGTCTTTCCACGTCTTGAGGACGGGAACGCTGGTCGACCTGCAATTCCAATGAAGTTTTCCCGGTCCTTGAAGCCAGGCCGGGCCACCGTCTTTCGGCTTGTGTTGGTCATCGTTACTATAATGGTGCCCGTCGCGTGTGATGCACCAGATCGACGTGCGGGTGTCGAGCGTGGCGTGCCATTGCAGCGAAGCGATGATATCCGAGTTGTCCTCGTACATTGCCTCACGGCCGACGTTCGCCGCTGCCTGCACCGACGTTCGCACCAGCCGTTCCGCTGAATTCCGCGACACATTCATGATGCCGGGTTGACCATCCTTGCCGCGGATGCGTGCGACTAGATCCGCATTAGTTTCGCCGGCCGCGATGCCGATGCGCATCTGATCTGCGAAACTGTTCTGCAACCCCTGCGCCTGGCGCGACCACCAGTCCGACGACGCAGCACCTTGGATCAGCGCATCGCCCGCGAGAGTTTCCAGTCCCTTGCGCGTCAGCCCGCCTGTGACAAATTCGAAATCGATCGATGTATTGATCGCGTGACCAGTCCAAACCGCCTCCTGGTCAATGATCTCGCGGATTTCCGTCGCCATGAGCTTTGACGCATCGCGATAACCCGCCCGGATAGCGGCCTGCACGGCGCTCAAGAGCTTTTCGAGACGCTTGCGTTGGCCCGTGGGTGTAGTGACGCCGGTAGGATCGACCTTGGCGAGCTGCCCGACCAATTCGCCTTCGAGATCGGTCAGAATGGCGAACACCCTGTTACGGGTGCCCGCCTCAAGGCGCAGCAAGTCAATCGCTCGCTCAATGTAGAGATCAACGAGCGTATCGTTGGCGGACGTGACGGCCATCAGGCCGCCTCATCCAGTTTCATTCCCTTGCCGGGTGGAACGCCCGCCGACAGATCGGGCGCAGCCGCTGCGGTCATCGCACTAACCCGCGATGTGATCGTTTCGGGATCGACGTCCTCCGCGAACACACCGCGGCGTTTGCCTTCGTTGACGTAGGTCTCAGTGTCCAGTTTGCCGGCGACATATGCCTGAGTGATGAACTGCCACGTTGCGAGATCGCCGGAGATGCCGAATTCATGATTGACGACAACAGATCCTCCCTTGTCGTCACTCTCGGCATCGGTAGCCGCCATCGGCACGCCAGCATACTCCGCCATAAAGCCCAACGCGGCTTCAAGCGCATCCTGCAAAGCCGTGGCCATCATGGCCAGGGGCGAGTTCTCCTTGACGTCGTCGCGAATTTCGCCAGTTGCGGTCTGTTTGCCCGTCGGCTTTGAGACCATTACTTGCAGGCCCATTGACTCCATCTGTTGC